ATGTTAAATGGGAGCCATTTATTGAGTTCTGGATGCGCAAATCTATGCTTGAGTTGAAAGTTAAGCGTATGATTTGGTCTCGTCCTGGTACTGTTAAAACTAACGGTAGCAAGCAAGAACTGAAGCGTACATCTGCTGGTGTTTACCATCGTATGCGTAACAACGGTAACCTCGTACAGTACAACCGTGGTGAGTTCACTGCGAACTTGATCCGTGCTGTGTTTGGTGATCTGTTCTATCGTCGTGTGGATGTTAAAGATCGTCGCGTTAAAATGTATACAAACGAAGCAGGTTTTGACGTGTTCCAACAAGCTTTGAAGACAGACGCTTTGAACAGTGGTCTTACCTTCATGGCTGATAGCGGAAACCGTTACATGCAGGGAGAAGGACAACACATCACTTACAACTTTGCATTCGATGCAATGGTTACTCGTGAGACTGGTCGTGTTGAACTGATTCACCTGAAAGAACTTGACCTGCCTCAATCTAACCTGGAATTCGGTCAGAACAAGAAGTCTACCCCTGTATTCATGGTGTTTGACGTATCTCCAATGTCTGATGGTTCTATGGTTAACAACATCCGTGAAGTTCGTATGAAGGGTGCACCTTCTATGACTTGGGGATATATCGATGGAACTCGCCACCACTTAGGCTTTGCTAAGTCTCAGGGTATGAGCTCTGCGAACAAATTCCCAGGATACGAAATCTGGATGAAGGACCGTTGTGATGTATTCATCGAAGACCTGTCTCGTACAGTGTTGATTGAAGAAATCCCGCAGTTCTAAACTGCTGCAGCATAGCTGCACTATATCCGAGAAGAGAGTGCCCCCCACTTCAGGGTGGGGGAGCTCTTCTCAAATTACAGAGTGATTGGACTGGGGTGTCTCCCAATTGCTGTTCCCTTCGATGGGAATCACTCTGCAAATAAACCAAATAAATAAACTACATATGGGTAAGTTAGGTAAAATCTCAACTATTAAGAAAGAGTATAACAACTCTCAGTTACAAACAATGCAAGGTGGTCTTTCTCTTAGAGGACTAACACGTATCCCTGGAACAGGGGTGTTCAAGTATCCTTACAGAGAGCTTGATGGTAAGTACCGCACAGGAATTGATCCTGAGGCTGCCTACATTCGCAGAATCTCTGATCCTCTTGAAAGAGAAATGGAGACTGAGCGTGTAATAGCTTTGAGAGACAAACTTCAAGCTGCATTAGGAGATGTTGACTTAGGTCCTCGTTCTCAATTCTGGAACTATGGATTGTCTACATCTTCAAGTGACTCGTTGCATGTTCAACCTGTGAAGTTGTTGGATGGAGATAATTTCTTCGATCTTTCTATTCCTCTTCAGGAATTAGCTTTCTCTTGGTTGCGTGTTCACCCCACAATTGCAAGCTCTTATCAAGCTTGGGAGCGTGGTGAATTTCCTGCAGATACACAATTTTATGTGGCTGATGAGGATATTGAGAACGCAGTGATGTTCAAGAAAAAGCAACTTATCAACAAGGCTATTGTCAAGTTTGACAGTATGACCCCTGATAGAAAAAGAAAAGTGGCTCGCTTGTTGGGATTGCCTGTAACTGATGATACTAAAGAGGAAGCAGTTTACAACCTTGTAGACAATGTTCTCAAACAAACCGAATTTAAAAACGGTAAGTATCAAGGGTTAAATCCTGTTGAAGTGTTCACACGCTTCGCAGATATGAGGGATAACTTACTCCATATCAAAGACTTAGTGAAACAAGCAATCACACACTCAATCTACAGACTGAGACCTAACGGCAAGGTGTATGAGGGTGAATTTGAAGTAGCTAAGGACGAAGATGATTTAATTAAGCTGCTTGCTGACGATGATAACCAGGACATGCTCCTGACTCTTGAAGGCAAGTTGAAAACTAAGAAACTAGCTGCCTTATGATACCAGTAGATAGTTTATTATACAAAATTGACCAACGACTAAATAAACTATCTACCAATGTTCATCAGCAGATCAACCTGGAGGATAAGATTTTAGCCCTCAACGAGGCTCAAGTCAAGCTGATAAAACAAAAGGTTGATGGTTTTAGTGTAGTGGGTGGAATGGGACTCGATGCTTTTAAGAAGCGTTATGAGGACCTTCAGAGCTTGGTAATAACTTACAATCACCAACCTCTTGATCTCACTCTCAAGAACGCTGAACTAAATCAATGGTTTGCTAATCTGCACCTGCTTGTTCCCAAGTACATGTTCTATATAGATGCATATGTGCTTGCTGACAAAGGGGTGTGTAAGGATAGAAAGATCTGGATTAACAGAGATTTGGCTAAACACGGTGACCTTCAGTTCATCCTGAACAACGATCACTACAAGCCTTCCTTTGAATATCAAGAGACTTTCAACTTCCTTTCGACAGATGAAGTATCTATCTTCACTGATGGTACCTTCACTCCGAGTAAGATTTATATGTCCTACATGCGCTATCCTACATACATAAACAAAACAGGATACATCATGTTAGACGGGCAACCATCATTCGATCAGGACTGTGAACTTGAACTATATCTAGAGGATGAACTGTTAGACTTAACAGTACAGAATCTTGCGATGTACACTGAGAATCAACCCGCTGTACAGAACTCGATATACAGAATTCAAACGAACGAATAAATTTTTTTAATCACCTAAAATAAAAAAAAATGGCTGATTTTTCATTAACTACGCTCTTCGTAGTACCAGTAGGGCAAACTGCGCTCCCTAGCTCTGGATCTACGCAAAACTTGAGCGCTGGCGAAGTGGGTATCTTCAGAAATGACTACACCCTTGCCACAGCTGCAAACATTGCTGCTGCTCCCTATTTTTATGTTGCGCAGGGCCGTACTAACACTTATCTGCAAGGCTCTAAGCGTTCTGATAAGATTAAAGGATGTCCTTCAGGATCTGGTTGCAATAGCAACGTAACTGAGTGGTACAAGGTGCAAGGTTGCCCTACTCCTGTAACTCAGATTACAGACGTAGGAAACTGGAACGTACAGTGTGGTGACGTTGTTACTATCACTTTGCGTGCTCACTCTAGCTACTTGGATACCCTGTACTTCAACGGTTTCACTCGTTCTATCACTGTAAATGCACCTTGTTGCGATTGTGGTGGTGATCCTTGTGATACTGTGGATGTGCCTGCTTTGATCGATGACATCATCCTTCACTTCTTGTATCAGGCTCCTGGTAACAACCCTGACAACATCACTTTCTCTGACTTTTATCAGTTCCAGAGACTTGGTAACGACCAAGACGCTTTCTTGCGTATCACTGGTAAGCCTCTTACCAAATATGGTCAGCCTTGTGATGTGGCAGCATTCCCCTTCGAGTATGACAGAATGTGGTTCCGTACATTCGTGTACAGCGGTCCCGCTACCACAGCTGACTTCATCGTAGCAGACAATTGTAACATTGTAGCTAATCCAGTGATTGTACAGCGTTCTTCTTACGCTGTTGGTACATCCGCTGAGATTGCTCAACTGGAGAAGAACTTCTACAGCTACCAAGCTGGATATTTGAAGCACCTCTACAGAATGGGTGGTTACAATGAGAACTTTGAAAGCTGGGTATCTGATGGTACTACCTATGATACTTACTACATCAAGTTCAACACATATGATAAGTCTGCTTATCAGTGGGGTGACTACATCTTTGAAGATAGCACTGTAATCATCGCTACTCCTCAAACACAAGGAAATGGTTCTGCTAATCCTATTGGTGGACTCATTGAAGCTGTTCTTGAGGCTGGTCTTGGTCTTGTAACTGCTGATAACTCTTGTATCACCACTACATCTACCACAACCACTGTATGGCCTTCTACTACTACTACATCAACTTTGATTCCGTAATAGTAGGATAGAGACATAGAAATATTATATTAACCTAAGCCAGAGGTGAGAGGATTAAAACTCAATCCTCTGGCTTATTTATTTAAAACAACATGGCAGACTTGAAACTAGACATACTAGTGATTCCTACGTACAACACACTTACGTTGGGAATTGCTGATGCATCTGTCTATCCTACAAACCCTCCTGTTGTTTCTGGAGCTACAATTGAGATTAATGTTCCTGGTTTTGGTATTGTGTACAGACCTTTTAGTGTTAATGATTTCAACATCTTCAACTCTTCAAACTTAGGCATCACTGCACCAGGTGTGGAACAACCACTTCCTGATGGTGTGTACTATTTAAAATATTCTGTAGCACCTGCATATATCAACTTTGTAGAAAAGTCAATTATGCGTGTTGAAAGGTTACAAGAAAAGTTTGATGGTGCATTCATGAAGCTTGATATGATGGAGTGCGACAGAGCTATCAAAACACAAGCAAAGGTGGACCTCACTTCCATATACTTCTTCATTCAAGGATCTATAGCCGCAGCTAACAACTGTGCTACAGAGGAAGCAATGAAGCTGTATAACCAGGCAGACATAATGCTTGATAACTTCCTCAAAAACAACTGCGGTTGCTCTGGAAATAACTACGTAATAAACTTCTATTAGTATGGCTAAGTGTAGAAACTGCGGAGCTAACGTTGGGTGTGGATGTCAATTGATTAATGGTCTTTGTGGAGCTTGCAATGCAGCTGTTAAACAAGGACGAAAAATTATAACAAATGTTATCACCCAGGCTTACAAATTGTCCAGAGTGCGCTAGTATCCCAGCACTAATTGCTGAGATTGATTGCAAGCTAGCCAACCTGGCCAACAATTTATACAACAATGTTGTGTTTATTTTGAACCAACCTGTTCCTGGTGGAACAATGTTGGACCTTCTTAACTACAGAAGGATTCTTGTTTATAAGTATTGCAATCCTAATTATAACGCTGCCTTCACTGTAAATATGATTGCCAGCAGAGTTAAAATTCTAAAATTTAGATAAATGTCTTGTTCTAACTGCTATAATGGATGTACAGAGATAGTATCTGATCAGTGCGTAAGATATACAGGATTTAATATTCCTGCTCTTGGTATTTCCAATGGTGATACACTTGCTAATGTTGAATTACAAATTTCAACATTCATAATAGATTTGTCTACAGGTAACGGGGTTATTCCTGTTATAAATCCAGCTGATCTCTGCTCATTGGTGAGTGGGTTTCTTCCAGTGTCTGGTGACATTACACTTAATGATTTAATCTCAGCACTAATTCGATCAATTTGCTCTTTAAAAACCAGTGTTACAGCAATTGAATC